AGATGAAGATATGAAAAAAGAATTAAGAAGAAAGTTAATGCAGCTAATTTATTCTCTTGGATTAAGAGAAGTATATGGAAATGGTGAAGATGTAAGTTCTGAAGTTAATCAAGCTTTTGAAATGTTATTTATTTTAACCGATGAAGAAACAATAAATCAGTTAACTTCAATGTGGGAAAAAAGAAATGATGGATTAAACAATATAGTTTGGGCGCCAAGTGGTAATGAGCTAAATGAAGCTTTACTGTTTAGGCTTATGAAGTTTGAAAAAGAAGCTACTACTGTCTTAACTGAAAGAAAATATATTTAAAAATTTTAGAAAAATTTTGGCCCAAATTTTTAAAGGCCATCAAGCTAATTTTTACTTATAGATGTAAGGGGAGAAGACTTACAGCCATAATAAATCCTCCTATATTTTATTTTGGTGATGTGGCGCCAGATGCGGCCATACATTTGGCGCCATAGGTTTTATTTAAACAGGTGAATGAAATGTTATATGGAATAATAATTGTGCTTGCAGGTATCATAGTTGCTCAAACAGTAGAAGATATCAAAGCAAAGAATAAATAAGTCAATACTCGCATAATAAATGCGTTTCCTATAATTTGGTAGTGGTTGCGGTATAAACACACCTCGCCGCAACCACTCAATAAATACAAGAGGTGTGTAGAAAGAAAGAGGTGTTCTTATTATTTACTGACTATTGCTAAAAAATTATGAAAAATTTTGAAAAATTCTTGGACTAAACAAGACAACTCTTTACATGCCTCTTTCATATATCAATGGAAAGAGGTGTGTTTTTATGTTTTATGAAGATTTAACAAGAGGTAAGAAAGGTGAAAAGTATGTGCTTAACCTGATGGCGGCGCGCAACCATGAAGTAGAAGATGTTTCTCTAGATTTTGATGCTGGTTATGACTTTCTTATTGATGAGAATAAGGTTGAACTTAAAACAGACTATGTAATTAATCGAAGTGGAAACTTATTTCTTGAAGACTCTATTGAGTACTTTAAAGGCGGCCGCGCCAAAGGATGGTTCAATACTTGTAAGGCGCAATACTTATTTTACCTTGATGAGAAATCACTTACTTTATATATCTACTCTCTTGATGAGTTAAGAGAGTATGTAAATGAGAATAGAGGAGTTATTCCTTATAGAAGCCTTGATGATGGATATAAAAGAGTTTATGGATATTGCTTAAATAAAGACTTGGTAAGAAGCCAAGTTATTAAGAAAGATGAGGTGTGTGCATGATTATGATTTTAGAATCTTTGATTTTCTTTTTAGGATGTATGACTTTCGGAGCAATGCTTTGGCTGTTTGCTATTGGCTTATGGGCAAAGTTTATGAATTATCTTAAGAACCAAATGAAAGATTAATGGTGTTCTCTTTTATGTAGAGAGGTAAGGAGTAATGAATACTTATGATATAGAGATGGAAAGAATAGCAGAGGATGAGCTATTTGATTATAGAGAATTGTTAGGTGATGCGGCGGCGCAGTATTACTCAAAGGCGCGCTTAAACAAAGAACTTAACGAAGAGTTAAAGAAAGATACAGTTAGATTAATTGAATGGGAGTAGAACAATGGCACTTACTGCAAAGAACAAATTATTTGTTGAAGAATATGTTGCCAATCATTATAACGCTACTCAAGCCTATATTACAGCCTATGGTTGTGATTATAGTTCAGCTAATAAAAAGGCTTTTACATTACTAAAAAAGCAAGAGGTAAAAGATTATATAAAGGAAGTCCAGAAGGAAAGAACTGAGCAGTTAAATATCAATGCTGATAGAGTGCTTGAAGAACTTGCTTCTATTGCCTTTGCACCAAAGGATGATAAAGATATTCCAGTGGCCGCAAAGAACAAAGCATTAGAACTAATCCAAAAGCAGATTGGCGCACAGGCGCCGCAGAAGGTAGAAGCAGATATCAATTCACAGGTGGTGTTTATTGATGACACAGATACGCTTGAGTGAAAAGATTGGTAAAGGTTATGCTGACTTTTGGAAATTCAAAGGTAGGTATCTAGTGGTGAAGGGTAGTAGGGCAAGTAAGAAATCTACCACTGCTGCTTTAAAGATAATCTACAACCTTATGAAATATCCTTTATCTAATGCTCTTGTTGTAAGACAGGTATTTAATACGCAAAGAGATAGCACTTTTAAACAGTTACAATGGGCTGCTAATTACTTGAATGTAGCGCACTTGTGGAAGTTTACAGTATCTCCACTTGAAGCAACATATTTACCAACTGGACAAAAGATTTATTTTAGAGGACTAGACAATCCAGAGAGTATTACTTCAATTACTGTTCCTATTGGATTTATTAATTTTGTCTGGTTCGAAGAAGCTTATCAAATCAGAAAAGAAGATGATTTTAACAAAATAGATTTATCTATCAGAGGAGAGTTGCCGCAAGGCTATTACAAACAGTTGATTCTTACATTCAATCCTTGGAGTGATAAGAGCTGGCTTAAGGCTAGGTTCTTTGATACTCCAGATACAGATGATAAGTTGGCGCTCACCACAAACTATTTATGTAATGAATGGCTGGGCGCCGATGATTTAAAAGTATTTGAAGAGATGAAGAACTCACCTCGCAGATACTCTATTGAAGGATTAGGAGAATGGGGAATAAGTGAAGGTTTAATTTTTGATAACTGGAGAGTTGAAGACTTTGATAGAGACTTTATTGAATATCCACTTTATGTTGGGTTGGACTTTGGTTATAAAGACCCGACAGCTATTGCGGCATTGCGTGTTGATGAAGAGAACAAGAGAATCTACTGGTGCCAAGAGTTTTATAAAACCAATCAGCTATTGGAACAGATTGCAGATTGGCTTAAAGATAATGGCTACAGTAAATCAATTATCCAGTGTGATAGTGCGGAGCCGCGCAGCATAGAAGAACTCAAGCGCCTTGGTATTACTCGCGCCAAGCCAGTAAAGAAAGGACAAGGTTCGATAATGGAAGGAATCCGAAAGTTACAAGAATATGAGATTATACTTCATCCTTCTTGTACCAATGCAGAGATTGAGTTTAGCAACTATCAGTTTGCAAAGGATAAGTTTGATAACTGGACAGATAAACCAGAGGATGGTAACTACAATCACTTGATGGATGCAGCGCGCTATGCTGTGAGAGAACTTGGTAAGAACAAGTTAAGAACATTGAATAAGAATGTTCTGTAAGGAGGAAATAATACATGTATTTTATTAATAGTTTAGATGAGCTAACTAATGCCAAGGTACAAAAGATAATTCAGCTCTGGCGCGGCAATGAGTTAGTTCAACTGGAAAAGTATAAAGATTACTATGATGGCAAACAGGAAATACAAAACAAATATGTAGAAGATGAAACAAAGCCTTGTAACAAGATTACTGTTAATCAATGCTATAGGGTTGTTCAATCTTACTCTGGTTACTTAAGTGGTATTCCAATTAGCTACAACAGTGATGAAGATATCAGTGATATTTTAGAGATTCTTAAGTATAACGATTATCACAAAGAAGATAACCAATTACTGCGCGATGCTCTAATTTATGGAGTGGCCTATGAACTTCACTACTTGGATGAAGAAGCACAACAGAGATTCATTTATCTTAATCCTTGTGAAGTAATTCCAATCTATAAGAATGATTTAGAGAGAAGCTTAATCGCAGTAATCAGATTATATTCTGCTAATGATGTAGATGATGTAAGTAAGAACTTCCTTGATATCTACACTGATACAGAGCTGCGCCACTATCAAACAGATATGAGCTTTAGCGCAATGAAGCTTTTATCTATTGAGCGCCACTACTATGGAATGGTTCCTGTTGTTGACTTTGAACTGAATCAAGATAGAACTTCTATCTTCGCGCAGATAATGGATTTACAAGATGCTTACAATAAACTGTTATCTGCTAACGTAGATGATTATGAAGCTTTTGTTGATTCATATATGTATCTGAAAGGTGTAACAGCAGATGCAGAAGAGTTAGCAAAGATGAAGGTTAACAGAATACTTCTTCTTGATGAGGATTCTGATGCTGGTTATATTACAAAGCCAGATAACAGTGATGGTGTTAAGAACCTTTTAGATAAGATTGAAGATAGGATAGAGAGAATAGCACAGGCTCCAGATTTCAATGATGAGAGCTTTGGTAATGCCAGTGGTATTTCTATCAAATATAAGCTGCTTGGAATGGAAAATATCTGTTCTAATATCGAAGCTAATATGCGCCAAGCATTACAGAAGAGATTAGAACTAATCTGCGCCATTCAGCGCTTAACCGCATCAGAGTTTGTATGGAGAGATGTGAACATTGTATTTACTAGAAACATTCCAGTTAATGAAACAGAGCAAGCAGAACTTGTTAATAAGTTAAGAGGAATTGTTAGTGATAAGACTTTACTTTCTATTTTACAGTTTATCCCAGATGTAGATAAAGAGATTGAGATGCTTCAAGAGCAAAATAGTAATTCTCTTTATAACTTTGGTGGTGATGTAGATGAGTAAGTATTGGCAGAAGAGAGAAGCAGAACAAAGATTGCGGTTCCAGACAAAGACGGAGAAGGAGATTGAGAGGGAATTAAGGCGCCTTTATAGGGCCGCCGCAGACAAAATAGTAGAAGAGATGGAGATTATTTATCCTTCTCTCTTGGAAGATGAAGTGCTTTCTAATTACTACTACAGATATGTAAGGTACTACAAGTTAAGAGAGAAGATAAATAAACAACTTACTGCTCTTGGCCAAGAGGAAATAAAGGAACTAGAAAAGAAGTTTGAGCAAATGTATAAGTTTGCTTCATGGAAAACTCTTGAAGGCTTGAACTTCACTGTTGAGAACAAGATGGGGTTGGAGAAAGTTATTAGTTCTCTTTGGGATAATAGGAACTCTTGGAGTGAAACAGTATGGTGTAAGGATGGACTTACTGGCGCGCAGAGAGTAGAAAAGCAGATGACACTTCTACAAAACTCACTTGAAAAGGGGATGAGTGATTGTGTTTTAAGAGGAGCAAGCAAAGATGAACTTGTTAAGACTTTGAAATCAAGGTTTGGAGTTAGCTTTTCAGAAGCAGACAGAATGGCAAGAACAGAGCTTACTTATATACAGAATCAAGCTACTAAAGACAGCTACTTAAAAGCTGGTGTAGAACAGTATGAATATCTAGCTGAAATTGATAGTAGAACTAGTGATATATGTGCTGAGTTAAACGGACAAAGATTTGATATACATGCGGCAGTTGTTGGTGTTAATTATCCACCACTCCATCCTAACTGCCGCTCCACAGTATTAGCTGTTATTGATTAGGGGAAACACAAAGTGTTTAACCTATTGAAGATATTTTATTTTTTATATTTTAAGGGTTGATTTTTAAGTCTTTTTCTAGGTGCAGACTTTAAAGAACAACTAAATTATAGGGTTATTAAGGAGATAAAACTATGGATAATGAAAACAAGGCTCTTGACACAAATACTCAAGAGGAAGAAACAAATGTGAAAACCTATACACAGGAAGAGGTTGATGCGCTGCTTCAACAGGAAACAGATAGAAGAATCACTTCTGCGCAGAAGAAGTGGGAGAAGAAAAGCCAAGAGAAAGTAAGAGAAGCAGAGAAGCTTGCAAAGCTTTCAGAACAAGAGCGTTTCCAGTATGAGTTAGAGCAGAGAGAAAAAGCAATTGCTGAAAAAGAAAAGCAAATGGCTCTGATGGAGAATAAAGCAGAAGCATCCAAGGCCCTTAATGAGCGTGGGATTTCAATCGCGTTAGCTGATTTCGTAGTTGCAGAAGATGCAGATACTATGATGGAAAATATAAAAATGTTAGAGGATGAGTTTAAGAAATCAGTTAAGGCAGAAGTGGAGAAAAGATTAGCTGGGAGTTCACCAAAGAAGAATCTTGGTGACAGTAAAGGTATGACAAGAGAGGAGTTTAGGAAACTTTCTTTTGCTCAACAAACTGAATTACTGAATATGAACCCAGATATTTATGAGAAGTTTTTTGATTAAGGAGAGTATATAAAATGTCAAACACAGTTTATGCTAACAAAGTCATTAGCGCAAAAGCTACAGATTTACTTCTTTCTAGCTTAAATCACAGAAGCCTTATGACTATTGATACAGATTTACAAGGCAGTGAAGGTATGACAAAGACTATCAATACCTACACTTATACAGGACAAGCAGAAGTTCTTGCGGCTGGTGTTGGTTCAACAGCTAACAAGAGAGGTTCTGTTGCATATGTTGGTAAGGATTACACAGTTGAGTGCGTTCAGCAAGCATTTGACTATCTTGATGAGGACTTTATGAAGGATGCAAAAGTTGTTGATATTGCTACTCAAGGCGCAACACAGGTTATGAGCAACTTCCTTACAAATAAGTTCTATGCTGCTCTTGCTACACAGGCTTCTGGCGCAGAGCTGGTTCAGAAGACTACTTTCGCAAAGAATGGAGCTATTAGCTATGATGTTATTGTTGATGCTATCAGTGATATGAACATCGAAGATGAGAGCAAGCTTTTCGTTCTTATTCCAAATGCTTGGAAGGCAGACTTAAGAAAAGATGATGACTATAAGAGCGCAAGAATGGGTGAGGTTATCTACAATGGACAGGTTGGCCAGATTGCTGGTATTCCTGTTATTGCTACAAAGGCACTCACTGATAAGGCTTATGTAATGACTCCAGAAGCAGTAACACTCTTTGTTAAGAAGAATGTTGAGGTTGAACAGGATAGAGATTCTGATAAGAGAGCTAACGCTGTATATCTTCGTGAGTACTACATTTGCGCTCTTACAGATGCTACAAAGGCTAGAAAGATTGAAGAAGCTGCTGCTTAATTAGTGATTTGTGAGGTGAAGAAATATGGCAATGATTGATGATTTACAAACCTTAACTAATTGCGATAACACCTCTGTTTTAAGCCTTTTGATTTCACAGTGTAAGATGATTGCTACTGATTACTGCAATTTAGATACATATGATGAGAAGCTAGATGAGATTGTAAAGGTTATGGTTTGTGAAAGGTTTAATAAGCTTTCTGCTGATGGTATTTCTTCACAAAGTTATTCTGGAATAAGTGAAAGTTATACAGATGATTTTAGCCCAATGATTTATAAGTCATTGAGAAAACACAGGAAGTTAAGAACAGTTTAAGAGGTGGCGCAATGTTTAATAGTAAAAAGAAATCATATACACGAAAGGTTAGGGTAGATATAGATACTTCCAATGATTTCAATGAACCTATTGAAGAGTATGCGGCTGCCGCGAATATTAATATGTTTATATCTCTTTCCAATGAGATAACTTTATCAAGCCAAGATATGAGAATACAACAGTGTTCTCATATTGGCTTGACTCTTGATGAAGTACTGGTTGGAGATATCATAGGTGAAAAATATTTAGTTCAATTTGTAAATAAAGCTGGAAGAGAAAATATAGTCTTTATGAAGGAGATTGAAAGTAATGGGTGCTTCGATTGATACTGCGGAAGTCGAAAAGAACTTGGAACAATTCGTGAATAAAGAACTTCCAGATTTACTTGAAAAGGCATTAGAGAAGGCTTGCTTGATTGTAGAGAATAGTGCCAAACAGAATTGTCCAGTAGATGATGGACAATTGAGGCAAAGTATTAGTCATACAGTAGACGGAACAAAAGGTGAAGTTGGAACTAATGTAGAGTATGCGCCTTATGTTGAGGTTGGTACTGGTATCTATTCAACAGAAGGCGGTGGAAGACAATCTCCTTGGACTTATGAAGATGCTAATGGAGATTGGCATACTACAAGAGGTATGAAATCACAACCTTACTTGCGGCCAGCTTTAGACAAGAACAGAGGTAAGATTCTAGATTGTTTTAAGGGGTTAATATGATTAAGAAAATTATTTCTGCTTTAGAAGTCGCTACAAGCCTTCCTGTTAAACCAGTATTTACTACTTCATTAGGTAATCAGATTATCTATAATCACTATCCTGTGATAGACAATGGCGCGAAGTCGCAACAAAGGTTAGAGTTAAGGCTTATAACGAAAACTTACAGTGAAGCAGAAAGTTATAGAAAGAAGATTATTGGAGCATTAGTTCCAGTAGGAGACAACATTTTAATAGAAGGTATAACAAGCTGTGCTTTAAATGGTGGTGGTTCCTTGTATGAAGGAGAGACTAAAACCTATCACACTCTGTTGTACTTTGATTATATACATAGGAGCGAAAATAATGAGTGATAAGATTGTTTTAGGTTCTGGAAAGTTATATGTAACAGAAGCAACAAAGAGTGGTTCTGCTTATACTATTCCAGCTGATGCGCAACTTGAAGTTGCTGGTAACCTTATTGGCTACATTCAAGGTGGCGCAACATTAGAATATACACCAGAGTTTTATGAAGCTAAAGATGATTTAGGTTATGTTTCAAAGAAATATCTTACAAGTGAAGAAGCTGTACTTAAGTCTGGTGTTATGACTTGGAACGGCGATACACTTGCTAAACTCACTTCAACAGCTAGAGTTACTACAGCTAGCGGCAAGAAAACAGTTAAGATTGGTGGTATTGGTAACTTTGATGGAAAGAACTATGTAATTAGATTTGTCCATGAAGATAGCGTTGATGGTGATATTAGAATTACTATCGTAGGTTCAAATGAAAGTGGTTTTGAAATGGCATTTGCTAAGGATGCTGAAACTGTAATTAATGCAGAGTTTAAAGCAGTTCCTAATGATGCTGATGGAACATTAATTATATTTGAAGAAGAAGTTAGTGCTTAATAGCCAGGGGATGGGATAATAATCCCCATCCCCATTTTTTATTACATCATTGGAGGGAGATAGAGATGTTAGATTTAACTAAAAAGAAAAAATACTATGAGCTTAAATGGTTTGATGGAGAAGTTCTACAGTTACCAATGCCTAAGCAAGATATGCTTATGAGAATGGTTAAGCTAGAGAACATAGATAATATTGAAGAACAATTTGAAACATTAAATGAAATTATTCGTGAAATATTACAAAGCAATATCAACCATAGAGAGTTTACTGAAAAAGATTTTGATGAATTAGATTTAAATACAATAAACCTTATTCTTGAAGATTATATGGGAACAATAAACCAAGAATTGGGAAAATAAATTTCCCTACTTTACCTTCTGGAAGTGATGATAGTGATGATGCGCCTTATCTAATGACAGAAACAGGTGATTTGAAATTAGTAAGTGATTATACAAAGCTAGATTTTAACCAAGTAGTACAGCTTGATTGTATTACCTTTAAGCTATTAGCAAAAGATGCGTTTGTTGATAAGTTAGGACAGACAGAGGAAGGTAGGGAATACTTAGAGAATTGTTGGGTTCTTAATCAAACAGAACCAGACAGAGAAAAGTTAAGAGAAAAATATAATAGGAGTGATAAATAATGTTAGATTTAGGAACTCTTAAAATTGGAATAGATGTAGAAGATGGAAAAGCCAAACAAGGTTTAAATTCTATATCTGGTGAAATGGATAAGACAGGTAAGAAAGTAGAAGGACTTGGTACAAAGGTTAAAGGATTTATTAAAGCCTTTGTTGCTGCTTATGCCGTACAACAACTTGTCAAAATTGGAAAAGCCGCACTTGATGCTTATTCACAGTATGAACAATTAAGTGGTGGTGTT